TGCGTTTCATCGACTACTGGGAGCAAAGCGGTTACGACGCCGAAGAGGTCTGCGAACTGCTGGCCCTAAAGCCATACGACTACGAGACTGTTTGGCTTCCACACGATGCCATGCATCGAACCTTCGCTTCTAAGAAGTCTGTCATGGACACCTTCTTAGAGCACAACCTACCGGCTCGCAAAGCTCCTAACCCTGACCAGGGCAACCGCATCATGCACGGTATCGACGCCGTGCGTAAGTTCCTGCGCTTATGGCCGTTTGCGATCGATCCTGACCACTGCTATCGAGGCATCGAAGCGCTCAAGAACTACAGCCGCAAGTTCAACCGCGCAGCAGGCACCTACGGCAACGAAGCAGATCACAACGAGTGGTCACACGGCGCAGACGCATTCCGCTATGCAGTGCTGTCCATCAGTGATGAAGACTTGGGCCGATCCATAGAGCGCATGCGTCAACGTAGCTTGTATCAGATGACGAATCGCGGCCAGTTAAATACCAGTCGATACACGTTGGACGAAGCATTTGCGGCACGAGAACGCGAAGCAGCCGTGCGAAGACAGAACATCGGTCGAGCGTGGGACTAAACAGATCAATTAAGTGCGCCGGCAGAAGCGCACGGAGCATAGATGGATACCGATAACCATAACGAACACGAAGGGATGGAAAGCGGCGTCAGTGAAGACGCCTTCATGCAAGACCCTGTGCTTGCGCAGTACCAAACCGAAGACGAGCAGGACAAGTGGCAGAAAGAACTTGAGGCTTGCCGTAAGGAGCGTAAGAAGTGGAACGAGACGGCCGCAAGGGCTGTAACGCGCTATCGCGCCGAAGCAGGCGCGCAGTACAACGGCGGCCAGTTCTACAACATCTACTTCCTGAACACAGACACGAAGCTGTCTGCGCTGTATGCCCGTACGCCAAAGCCGGACATCAAACGTCGCTTCGATGATAGCCAGGACGACGTAGCACGCGTGGCTGCTCTGCTCCTGCAACGCAACCTTGAATACGAGCTGGATACAGGTGGATTTGACGGCATCTTTAAGCAAGTGCTGTTCGATCACGTGGTAGCTGGGCTTGGTGTTAGCTGGCTGCGTCTGGAACAGGACGAACGTGAACAGCCGCCGATAATCGACCCAGCAACCGGCACAATGATCCCGCAGCCACCAGCGATCACGAGTCAGGAAGCTTGCACGGACTACGTGGCATGGGACGACTTCTACTGGAGCCCTTGCAAGGTCTGGACAATGTGCAGTTGGGTAGCGCGTCGCATCCCTATGACGAAGGAAGCGATGAAGGAGCGCTTTGGTCACACTGTGCCCGCGGAACTGCTTGGCGAGATCGATTACACCACTAAGCCAGATGCGCAAGACGCGAGCAAGGCGAAGCTGGCACCGAAAAACCAGACGGAACCAACAGCCGACGTCTACGAAATCTGGGACAAGGAACGCCGTCTTGTATTTTGGGTGACGGAAAACGTCGAGGTTCCACTCGATGTGCAGCAGGACACGATGGAGTTTGACGGCTTCTTCCCAACCCCATTACCACCGCTTGGCCGTTTCGACACGGCGAACACGATCCCTGTCTGCGACTACCAGCTTGTGCGCGGCAAGTACGACGAGTTGGACGAGTTGAACCAGCGATGCACGCAGCTGAGTAAGGCGCTTGCTGTTCGTTTTGCTTACGACGCGTCATGTTCGGAACTGCGCGACATGTACACGACTGTGGGCGAGAACCAAGGCATCCCAGTCAAGAACTGGGCTACGTTCATGGGCGAACGAGGTGGCCTGCAGGGCGCCATTCAGTTTGCACCGCTCGAACCAATCGCAAACGCGTTCAACGTCGCATCTGCACAGCTTGAACGCATCAAAGGCCAGATTTACGAGGTTGAGGGCATCAGTGACATTATGCGCGGCCAAGCCATGCCTTACGAAACAGCTACCGCGACAACCGCAAAAAGTCAGCAAGCGTTTGGCCGCTTCGCGTCACGTCAACAAGACGTGGCCGAGTATGTGGAAGCACTGCTTCGTTTGAAGGCGCACGTGATCTGCAAGTTCTACCACCCTGACTTGATCGCTAAGCGTGCCATGCCTTTGAACCCTGTAGATCAACAGTTCATCGGTCCTGCACTGCAACTGTTGAAAGACGAGCAGATGTCCCAGTTCCGCTTGAGCGTCAGCGTAGACAGTCTCCAACTGCCGAACTGGAACACGGAGAAATCTGAACGCAGTGAGGCTATCCAAGCAATCACGAAGATGATGGGCGCAATCATGCCTGCCGTGCCGCAGACGCCACAGATTGCACCGCTGGGCCTTGAACTGATCAAGTGGGGCGTGAGTGGCTTCAAAGGTGCGCAAGCTATCGAGGGCGTAATCGACAGCGGACTTCAACAGCTCGTGCAAGCGTCACAGCAAGGCCAGGGCGCTCCCAAGCAACCATTGCCTGAAGAAGTCAAGGCGCAGACCGCGATGCAGAAGGCACAGATCGATCTGCAAGCAGTACAGCAGCAGGAAGAGACGAAGCGCTACATCGCACAGCTTCAAGCACAGATCAAGTCTTCACAGATGGCACTGGAGCAGCAGCAGAACGAATACGAAAACCGTCTGCGTGCAATCGAGGTACAGCTACGGCAAGGCGAGCTTGCGGCGAACGTCGCACACCAACAAGCGACTCACGTTCATAGCGCTGCTATTGACCTGATGAACAGCCGTCCCAATGGGGGCCAGTGATGCCGACCTACGTAGCACATTGCCCTACCTGTGGAACTAAACAGGACTACATACGCAGCATCGCTAATCGCAACGACACACCGATCTGCTGCGGCTCCCCAACTGTGAGAGGACTAACCGCACCAGCTATCAGTGCGATGGCCTTCACAGGCCACAAAGGCTTTCACATGCCAGATGGGAAGCACAGCGGTAAGGGCACATGGATTGAGTCCGGCCAGGACTACAAGAAGTACCTACGCGAGAACAACAAAATCCCGAGTAGCGAAGCAGCAGCGGAAGCCCGTATTCAAAAGGGGCACGCCGAAGCTGCTGACAAGAAGAAGCGACGCGAGGCCGTAATCAAGGCCGTCGAAAAGCTAAGTAGATGAACCACATAACAACAAGAGGTTGACATCATGGACGATTCCATCAACAACAGCCCAGAGCTGGAAAGCGGAACCACGACCAACGTTGACGAAGTTGCAGAGCACGACGTACCTGTGACCGAATCCGTTGAGTCATCGGAACCCAAGACACTGCGCGACGCAGTGCTTAAAGCGTTTGAAAAGACCGCAGGCGAAAAGGACCAACCCGCTGCCGTGCCACAAGCTACCGAGCAAGCAAAGGTCGAACCCGCCAAAGAGATTGACCCGCTTACGGGCCGCGAACTCGAACCAATCCGCGCACCGTCAAGCATGACGCCGCTGCTGCGTGAGAAGTGGGGTAGTGTTCCACGTGAGATGCAGAAGTTCTGGGTCGACCGCGAGCGCGACATGCAAGTTCGACTGCAAGAGACTGCCGAAGAACGCAAGCTTGCCAAAGAGTTTAGCCAAGTGGCTGCACCTTATGAAGCGATGTTTCGCCAGTACGGCACGAATGCGGTAGCCCATACAAGGGAGCTGCTTAACCTGGACTACCAGCTTCGCTCAGGTACGCCAGCACAGAAGGCGCAGATCATCCACAGCTTGATTACGCACTTCCAACCAGATCCTCAAGCACTGTCGCAACTATTCGCTGGTCGACCAGTTCAAGCGGCGTCGGCGCAGCAAGCACCGAACGTGCAAGAGCTGGTTCGCCAAGAGCTAGAAGCACGCGAAGCACAGCGTCAAGAAGCCGAGATTAGCCGCGAGCTGGAAGCATTTGCGGCTGACCCCAAAAACGAGTTCTTGGACGACCTGCGTCCCATGATGCAGAAGGCCATCGAAGCCAACTTCGTACAGGGTAACAGCATCACTGAACTGTTCCGCAAAGCTTACGACTTCGCAGCAAGTCAGCATCCCGAAGTCTCGCAAATTCTGGCAAGCCGTGCTGCGGTGACGCCAGTTCAAGCATCTACGCAAACCGCTAAGCCAATCCAGAGCGTTAAGCCTTCGCTTGCAAGCGGCGGCCGCGGTGGTCAAACCCAGCCGCGTCCCAAGTCGCTGCGTGAAGCAGTCGAGCTTTCTTGGAACAAGCATTCAGGTAACTAATCAAGCAGGTGAACATGATCGTTCACCTAACTAAATAGAAGCAACAAACAACCACGACAGGAGAACAGTACAAATGATCGTTTCGCTTTTTTCACTGATCGTGGCGCGAGGGGCTGAAGTGCCAGTTGTCGATCCCAGATTGGCATCACACGTCGGTTACGCCTCGCGTGTCGATACACCAGACCAAGGACCAGCGACGCAAGCTGATTGGGTTTCTGCTACGGATGCACTGGACGCGCAACCAGCCAGCACGACGAGCAGCGGCTCAACAGATGCGGTGGCACCCAGCGGAGCAGCGTAAAGACCTCGATTAGAAACGGTCGCTAGCCAATAAGGATAATAAAAAATGGCATTCCCAAACCTTAGTGACCTCGCGGCAACGACCATCGAGTTTCGCTCGAAAGACATCGCCGACAACGTAACCCAACACAACGCCGCGCTTCTGGCAATGAAGAAGTCCGGCGGTATCGCCACCTTTGACGGCGGTACTTTCATCAACGAGAACCTGGCCTTTGCTGAGAACGGCAACGGTGGTTCGTACAGCGGCTACGACGTACTGCCAACGAACACGGCAGACGTGATTTCGGCTGCCCAGTATTCGTTCGCACAGTACGCCGTTCCCGTGACCTTCTCCGGTCGTGAAACTCTGACCAACAGCGGCAAGGAAGCGCTGATTGATCTGGTTGAAGCACGCGTCAAGGTCGCTGAATCGACCATGTCGAACCTGCTGAACCGCCACTTCTACCTGGACGGTACGGGCAACAGCGGTAAGAACATTACTGGTCTTGCTGCTGCTATTCCGCTGGCTAATACTACCGGCACTTACGGCGGTATCAGCCGTGCTTCCAACACGTTCTGGCGTAATCAGAAATACCAAGCATCGGTTGACGGTGCTGGCGTTGCTGCAACCGGTACTGCGCTGATCTCGCAATGGAACCAGTTCATCCTTGGTCTGACTCGCGGTACTGATCGTCCCAAGATCATCCTGGCCTCGCCAGCGATCTACGCGCTGTACGAATCGGGTCTGCAAAACATGCAGCGCATCTCTGATGCTACGTTGGGTAACGCAGGCTTCCAGACGCTGCAATTCCAAGGCATCCCAGTTGTCTTTGACGCCGCTGCTTCAGGCATCGGTGCACAGACCGCTTACTTCCTGAACACCGACTACATGAAGTGGCGCACGCACAAAGACCGCAACATGGTTGCGCTGGATGACAAGTCAGCAGTCAACCAAGACAGCACTGTCAAGACGCTGGTTTGGGCTGGCAACCTGACTATGTCTGGTCCTCAGTTCTGCGGTGTGTACTCGAACACTTAATCGGTGACCTGATTGATTAAAGGCTCCTTCGGGAGCCTTTTTCATTGGCGCGTAAATAAGGCATGCAGAGCAATGGTGCTACTGCATTTTGCCGCCAGTTCGACGAGCCGCGATGACAAGCGCAACTCACTTCGATCACGGCAGGAGACATACATGACTCAAAACCTCAACAACGAACTCGACCTGAACGTTGCCATCGCAACCCAAGGTACTGGAAACCGCTTTGCCCACGAAGAAGTAGACGGTGTACGCGATCCGCAAACGGGTCGCTTCATCACACACAAAATCTACGGTGGTGACTTGGGTCTGAACGTCCAGTTCACGACCGAACCTGTCTTTTCTAAGAAGGACACGTATCTTGCTGGGGGCGTGCCGAAGTACGTTGACATGGACTTCATCACGATCACTATCCCAGGCGACAACAGCGTATCAGTCCACACGCCAGTTACCGACTTCCACCAGTTCCGCTTCCCTCGCGAATACGAGGCGTTCAAGCGCGGTAAGGATGCTTCTGTAGTTGGCACACCACTGGACATGTGGCCTGCGCTTCAACCCTCTCAAGTTGCGGAACTCAAGCATCAGAGCATCCGCACGATCGAACAGCTTGCCAACCTGTCTGACAGCGTTAGCGGTTCCTTGCGTGGTTTCTACGCGCTCAAGAACAAAGCACAGCAGTACTTGGATGATGCCAAGGACAAGAACGCCACTGCTGTAGTTCGTGCCCAGATGGACGAACAAGCGGAACGTCACAAGGCAGAGATGAAAGCGATGGAAGACCGCTTCGCCGCAATGCTGCAAGAAGCGATGGCAGCGAAGGAAACAAAGAAAACGAAGCCAAGTGAATAAATAGTTCCAAGGAGGCCGAACAACAAAAAATGGCTCAGAAAACGTTACTACAGATCGCGCAGACGATCACTAACCAAATTGGACTTCCGACACCACAAGCTGTTGTGTCGGCCTCCGACCAAAACATGGTCAAGCTACTCGCAGTGATCCGGTCTACATGTGAAGACCTGCTGCAAGAATACGACTGGCAGGTACTGCAAAAGCGCTACACGTTTCAGACCACGAGTGGCGTCGACAACTACGCGATACCACCTGATGAAGAACGTTTCATCAACGCCACGTTCTACGACCAGAACAACCGTTGGCCCATGCAAGGACAGCTCACGGCAACCGAATGGGAGCGGGTGAAGGTCAGCAATCTGGCTACCAGTCCGTTTGAACGTTACCGCGTCTACGGCAACAAGTTGTATCTCTTCCCAACTCCAGGCACGACTACGTACACGTTCGTGTACGAGTACATCAGCAACGCTTACTGCACCAGCAGTGCAGGGGTTCCACAGTCCGACCTTCAACAGGACAGCGACATCGTCCTATTTGACCATCGCATGGTCGTCTACGGCGCTAAAGCGAAGTGGCTTGCTACAAACGGCATGGACACGACCGCCGCGCTGTCCGAGTACAACCGCGCTGTTGAACTAGCCAAAGGGTCTGACATTCCAGGACGAACACTCAACATCATAGGTGGTAGTAACGGCGTACCGATGCTCTCGACTGCCAACATTCCAGATACAGGATTCGGAGGTGTTAACTGATGGGCCGTTCATCCTACGCACCCCAGCAACGCAGTTCGGTAACGGTTCGCGTACCCGGTCTATCTTTGGGCATCAACACGCAGGACGCGCTCGGCGACATGGACCCACGCTACGGCCTAAGCATTACGAACTTCGTAGCGACGAACCAAGGCTTAGCGGTGCGCCAAGGCTACCGTTTGTGGGCTACTGGCTTGCCGGGTTCTGTGACTAGTCTGTTGCCCTACCATGCGCGCATCAGCGCACAGAGCAAGCTGTTTGCCGTGTCGAACGGCGGCATCTACGACGTGACCAACGGCGGCGTTGTAGGTGCACCAGTTGTCAGCGGTCTTAACGCCGCAAACAGTTACTGGCAAAGCGTCGTGCAGTCATACACAAACGCATCGACGGGCACGCTAATCGCGGTCAACGGATACGACGCACCGCGCATGTTCGACGGCACGAACTGGGGCACATGCACACAGGTTGCCAGTCCTGCTGGTGTAGGCCAATTCGCCCAGACCGACAACAACGGTAACCCCGTCAACATCAACAACTTCGTAGACGTGCTGATACATCAGCAGCGACTGTGGTTCGTCTCGACTAACTCCACCAAGGCTTACTACTGCGACATCGCACAAGCAGGTGGCAAGCTCTACGCATTTGACTTTGGTCCGTTCTTCCCCACAGGCGGCAAGCTGTTCAAGCTTGCGACGTGGACGATGGACAGCGGTGGTTCCAGCGGCACGCAAGCCATGTTGGTTGCTATCTCGGACAAGGGCGACGTGGCCGTGTATCAGGGCACGAACCCATCCGACCCTTCCAATTTCATGATGATCGGTATGTACAAGATTGGTTCGCCTGTTGGTCGTCGCTGCACAACGCAGTATGAAGGCGACTTGCTCGTGTTGACGCAAGATGGCTTGTACCCGATGAGTCGTTACCTGCAAAGCGCACGCGTCGAGAACACGGATTCGTTCACGTACAAGATCGCTCCAACGATCGGTAATCTGGTTGCGTCACTGTCGAATACACCCGGCTTTGAAGCGGCCGTGTACCCAGGCGCTAACGTGATGCTGCTGAACGTTCCTCAAAGCCAGCAGGTCAACAACTTCCAGTTCTGCTTCCACACGATCACGAAAGGCTGGACGCAGTTCACGGGCTGGCCTGCGCAGTGCTTTGGGCTGTTCAACGACGCGTTCTACTTCGGTGGGACCAACTTCGTAGCGATTGGCTTCATCGGCTATCAGGACGGCGCTGACATCTACGGCCAAGGCGGGAACAACATCGTTGCTACAGCCATGTCTGCGTTCTCCACGTTCGATGAGCAGTTCGGTGCCGGCGTCGTCAAGCACGTCAAGATGGTTAAGCCCTTTATCAACTCGGGAAGCGCGCAGCCAGCAGTGAAAGTGGGTGTGAACACGGACTTCAACCTGACGCCAATCGTGGGCAGTGCAACGTTGGCTGCGGTATCCGGTGCTGTCTGGGACAACGCAAGGTGGGACGACCCGAACGCCACATGGGTGGGCAGTCTCGCAACCTACAACAAGTGGAATAGCGTTGCATCCTGGCCGGGTTCATACATCGCAGTCGTGGTCTCGATAAGCGCTACAGCTGACACGACGTGGACGGCAACCGACTTGCTGCTAACGCCGGGAGGTCCATTTGCATGAGCAAGCGCGTAATCGTCACGGGCCAACAGCATGCGCCTGTGTTCCTGCAATGGATGCGAGAGCGCATAGGCGGTGACGTTGGAGAGTTCGACGCAACTGACTGCCGCACGATTGCACATGTCTTAGTCCACGACGACAGGCCAGCGGAGATTCTGGCTGTTGTCGCATTCAACCGTTGGACGCCCTTTACATGCGAGGGGAACATCGCGAGCGATGGAACACGTCGTTGGTTCAGCCGCGACTTCGCTTTCACGATCTACGACTTCGTGTTTCGCCATGCAGACAAGACCCGCTTCAACTTCACAGTCTCGACAGACAACAAGGAAGCCATTGCAATGCACAAGGGCTTGGGTCACGAGTACGTCGCCAGATTTACCGATGCATTTGGCGAGGGCAAGGACGCGCTCATTTACGGACTCACGCGCAAGCAGTGGCATGCCGGCAAATGGGCGAAGCCTTCAAATCAACAGGAGACATAAAGATGGGACAAGGCACTTCGACGCCACCACCAGCAACACAGGCAACGCCAGGAGCTGGTCAAACAGGGCAAGGCATGACACCGCAACAGATTCAAGCGGTCGCTGCACTTCTGGGGCAGATGGGTAAGCGCCCACAGGCAGCAGGCATACAAGCAACGACAACCCGCACGCAACCGCAGACGAACACTTTGCAGGGCGGGGCGTACTTCAACCCGAATCGACAGTAACCATAACCCGACTCGTTCAACGAGAGAAAGGAACGCTATCGCTCGCTAAGTAGACGAAAC